CTCGGGCATAAACTGCAAGAGTTGGGGGACGAGCACCGTTCGCACAAACTCGGTATCGGGGAAATAGACGCAACCGGCTTCAATCCGTCCCCGGATGGCGTGCGCGTGAACATGCTTCGCGGCGGTTCTCGCGTGGCGCGATATGCTGATGTAGTAGTGTTGTTTCTCCATCTCAGACTTGAATAGGGGCTCAAGCGCATTCTGGATCACTCCCTTTTCGGTTGCGAGGGTGCGTGCCCCGAGTTTCTTCATCAGCGCGATCGTCTTCCGCACGGAGTCGATGGTGTCGTATTTCCCGTACTCAATCGTGGGGTGCAGATAGATGTCCCCGGTATGTTGGAGGCCGAGGGCGCCAATACACGTATTGTCGGCAGAGGTTTGAGTCGAGACAGCGTAGTCTGCGGCGACAAGCCAGTTGAGGTCTTCCGGTGGGGCGCCGGTGTAGAACTTGAAGTGTTTGCTATGAAAGAAACTGCCTTGCTCGACGTAGGGACGGCATTGGTAGAGGGCGCACCAATCCCTCGGGAGCATATCGGCTTTGAGCGATTGCAGGGCCTTGAGGGGGTACCGCTCGGGATGCAGCGGGTCGCCGATGTGGCGGAAGGGTTCCTCGCGTTCCGCGATGGCGGGGAACTCGTACACCGTCCACTGGTCCGCATCGGGATTGTCCTTCGAGTTCTTGAACAGATGACCGATGAGGTCTTCGACGTGCCATCTGGTCGCGGTGACGAGAATGCCCCCGCCCGGGTGCAAGCGGGTACGGGCAACCGAGGTGTACCAGTCCTTGAGCTTCCGCCGCTCCAAGGCGGAGTCGGCCTCCGCCCGATCCTTCACCGGGTCGTCGATCGACAGGATGTGCGCGCCGAGGCCGGTGAGGGATCCGCCTACGCTGGTGGTGGAGTACGAGCCGCCGACGGTGGTTCGGACGAGGTCGAGGGCGTTGGATTTGGTGTCGAGCCGTAGGTCCGGGAACAGGTCGAGGTACACGGGGTCGTTGAGGAGTTCTCGCACTTCACGACCAAACCGGGTAGCGAAGTCGTCATTGTAGCTGACGGAGATAAACTCATTTCGTGGGTACCTTCCGAGGAAGTAGGCGGGCAACATGCGGGAGACAAGAAGGCTTTTTCCGTGGCGAGGGGGAAAGGTGATGATGAGGCGGGGGGACAATTTCTGTTCGACCCCGAGGACGAAGTCATCGAGCAGCCCGCAGAGTTTGCGATGCACCCACCCCGCCAGGTAGTCGCGCTTGAACAGGAGGGTGAAGTCGAGGAGGGACTTGGGCGCGAGCAGGCGAGCGGCAATTTCCGCGTCGATGCGGTCCGCGAGGTCTGCGTCATCTTCGATCACGACTGGCTCGCCGTCACTCACGCGCTTTGTCTCGCAGTTGCCGCAGCTGGTCGATGGTGAGCGAGCGGAGGATGGTACTCCGCTCGGCGATGAGGTCGAGCGCGGGCAGGGCGGGCTGTTCCGCCGCCGGCTTGGGGGTGGGCATGCACTTGTCGGTGAGGTACTTGGCCAGGTCCACGCGGGTCTTCGAGTCGATTGGCGTGCATTGGTCGGTCATAGATCCGTCGAGGTTGAACACGGGCATGTAGCCGGTCGTCAAGGCGACATGGAGCAGACGGGTATACTCCTCCACGGGGAGTTTGCGGCGGATTTCTTCCGCTTGCAGGGTGATGGGTTTCGCGGACAGGGCGGAGGTCACTGCGCCTTCTCCTGTCTGTCCTCAACCACTGGGAGGGTGAACGCCTGGCGAATTGCGGGTGGCATGGGTATGGTGTTCGAGGGGGGAGTGCTGGGTTTGGTGTTTGCGTAAGAGAGGCGGAGAGCTTGTTTGCGAATTCGGGTGTCGATTCGCAACCTCTTCGCTTCGAACAACTGGTCGTGCATCCGGGTGATGGCCTGGTGCATCCGGGTGATGATCTCGGTCGCGCACGTGAGCGCCCGCATCCGGTCCATGGGATCAGGGGCCTGGCGGGCAACCTTGCGCATCTCCAGGTAGAGGTCCGCGTACTCGACGAGGATTGCAGCGTGCGGGGGAAGGGTGGCGCGCTGATCCGGCGGCAAATGAAAGATCGGTGTCTTCCACACCCGCATGCACGCCTGCTCAATCGAAAGGGCGGCCCGGTCGTCTTCACTTACGCAGGAAACGGTACGCTCCATGCGTGGTAGTATGGGGGTGGGCCGCGTGAAACTACTATATCTTATCTCTATAGTAGTATTACGGTTTTTGCTCCGGCCGAGGGGGGTCCGATCCTGTATCTAACCCACCCCCACAACCGACTAACCCCCTACCGTCCCCCTATCTACTACCAACCCCATGCTATATGGCCTATCTCCCACATATGTACACCTAACAGGACACGCTGTGACCCTCTCTCATCTCCGCGCCCTTCGCCTCTCCCATCGGCTCTTCCCTCACGAGCCTGTGACGATACGCCTCGTTCGTCAATCGTGGTGGCGCAGGCTGATCCCCTCACTGACCTACATGCGCGAATGGGCCGGCATCATCTGATCGTGGTAGAATCGACCCCCGGAGCAACTATGCGCCTCCACCGACCCCCAAAAACCGGAGTGACACACTCCCTGATGAAACCCCTCACTCCATACGCCCCGCGTATACGTTGTAAAGTTTTCCGAGTTGGCTGGCTTTTTTCGATTTCCAGCCAACTTTTGGCAGAATGACATGCCGCGCAGCACCTTGCAAGCAACTAAGGGGATCCCCCGCAAAAACCTCTTATGCAGGAAACCAAAAGTTCAGGTATACTACATACTAGTACACCCTATGTACGATAAGGGGATAATAGTCGACTGTTATGCCTGAAAACTAAAAGTCCCTTTATTGTACCCCCCCCAGCCAACCTACAGCCAACTTTTTTCTCTCCGACCCCCGTATTCATCCGCCGCATACCCGCCCGGAGCCCGCATGAGCACCCCTGACGCCCCACCCCTCCCCTCCATATCCATCCTCCGCCAGCATACCAACCCCGTCGCGGGCTGGCCCCCGCGCTCCACCCATTACTGTCTGCTCCTCTGCTACGCTGGCCGGGAGATGGCGACCGGCTACCACATGGGGCCGGCTCACACTGCCCCACCAGAGGCCCTGGAGGTGCTCCACAGTCTCTTCAGCGATGCCCAGGCAGGGGCGTATGCCTTCGACGACTTCGCGCGCGAATTCGACTACAACCCCGATTCCCGGCGGGCGCACCAGATCTGGACGACGTGCCGGCGGGTAGGCCGGGACCTGCACCAGTTACTAGGAGCCGACTACGACGCCGTCGAGGCGCACATCGCCTCCCTCGGACTCTGACCCACACCAAGGAAACGCCATGCCCATCGCCGACTACATGCCACATCACCGACCCGACGATCCCCGCCTCCTACCCGAGGGCCTCACGCCAGAAAGTGCGTATTATGCGCTGGATGGCCCCCGCGAGCAAAAGATTTCCCGCCTGGAATCCATCATCGCCGAATGCGATCTAGTGGATTCGCTCGCGGCGCGACACCTGGCGGCAGAGGCGCAAGACTACCTGAACGAAATACTGGAGGAAGTATGACCCCCATTGACCTACCCACCATCCTATCCAAGCATGCCGCCTGGTGGCGGAACGACCCAGCGGGGAAACGTGCGAACCTCAGGAGCGCGAACCTCAGCGGCGCGAACCTCAGCGGCGCGGACCTCAGGAGCGCGAACCTCAGCGGCGCGAACCTCCGCGGCGCGGACCTCAGCGGCGCGAACCTCAGCGGCGCGAACCTCCGCGGCGCGGACCTCAGCGGCGCGGACCTCAGGAGCGCGATAGGTGCCGAACTCGCCATTGCACGCACCCGGATCCTGCCTGAGGGTGCAATCATCGGCTACAAGCGGTGCCTGTCCGGTCGCATCGTGGAGATGCAAATACCAGCGAAGGCGAAACGCTCGCATGCCTTCGGTCGCAAATGCCGCGCAGAATACGCGACGGTGGTGTCCGTCACCTCCCTGGACGGGAGTACGACCTATAAGGAAGCCACTTCCGCACACGACGGGAAGACCACGTACCGGGCGGGTAAAACGGTGCGCCCCAGCGGATTCGATCCCGACTGGACAAAAGAATGCGCCCCCGGTATCCACTTCTACGTCACCCGCGACGAAGCCGTCGCACACGAGGTATGACATGATCGCCGCCCTCCTCGCCGCCGGCCCGAGCCTCCGCCGCACCTGGCGTCCCCTCGTTGACACGCGGTATGACCTCACCATCGCGGTCAACACAACAATCAGTCTCCTCAATCAATTCGGCGAAAGGTACGATTGGGCGGTCGCCATCGACGAACATGCCCTCACCCTCTGGCTCAAGGACGCGCACCCCGTCGAGGGTTTTGTGCTCTGCCGCAGTGAGTGCCGACAGGGGAAGCGTATGGCGGGTGAACCTGCGCACGTCTGTAGTGATGACCTCCCCGGGGCGCACGGCGGATCAATCGGCGGCTTCTACTGGTCCATCCTCGCTGCCCTCGCGCACGCCCGTAGCCTGGGCTGCGACTTCGTCGACCTCTACGGCGTCGATTGGGAGGGGACAGTGGATTGCACCGGCCTCGAAGAAGCCCGCACCCGGACGCCCGTGCGCTGGCGTGACGAGCAATCCGCCGTCCGCGACTACGCCATCCACCATGGCATGCACCTGAACCGCGTGATGCCATGTTGACCCGCCCTGCCCGGCCCTACCTCGAACTCCTGTATCCGGGAATCACGGACGCGGAAATGGCCCGAGCACGGGCTATCTTTTTCGCAATACTATGTAATCGCCAGGCCCAGGGAGTACCGCATGCGGCCCGCCACATGCGACCAGTCGCAGCAGCCATCTACCCGCATATTCTGATGCGCCCACCCACCGTCCACCGCCGCGTGAGGAGCACCCCATGCTGACCTACACCTACCACTGCCCCACCTGCTGGCGAGAGTACGACCGCGACGATGTGCGCTGGCGCGATGAGGGGATAGGTGAGTACGAATACTGGGGATGCCGAGGACGGCACCGTGACCTGGCCGCATTCTGCCCGGAGTGCGACGAATACCTGCAAGATGGGTCACTCCCCGACTGCAAGGAATGTGGAGAACCCCTCACGCAGTCGGAGTACGGCGGGAACGGGTGTTGCCTCGGGTGCAATGTCGCAGAGGCCGAGGGATACGCGGATGACACGGCCGCCGGGGTGCCCGAATCCGCCGTGCTGCTGCGATACATCGGGTACCTCAACGGGGCTATCGACGCGCACCGCAAGCAGATACTCACGACACTGCGCGAAAAGGGGGTAGAACCAGTATTCGGATGGCCTGCCTATGCGGTTTCCCTCGGGATTCTGCGAACGCCACCACCTTCGGGGGCGGAACCCAGCCGCCTCGATTCCCATGTGCGCTGTCTCTGCCACGATCTGCGTATCCACCGACGCGCTCTCGCCGCAGCGCAGCAGGCCGTGGTGGGTCCACAAGGACCCAACACAAAGTCCGACGAGCCGCCCCCGTCCAGCCATGCATTCCACTGACTTGCAACCACAACCCCAGGCCGGTACAATACCTGCCCGCGTTACAGGAGACGCCATGATCCCATACGACCGCGCACAACGCAGGTACGAAGGCAAGGAGTGGGCGCGACCCGGGGAGAACTACCTCACTATCGCTCTCGACCGGATAGAGCACCTGGACCGCCGCGTGGATGAGATGCGGCAACAGGAGAAGATAAACGCGGCGTACGCCTCGCAAATCCGCGAAGCGTTGGGGGCGAGACAGGATGAGGAAACCCTGGAGGCCGCGAAGCGGGTGACGCGGGAACGGAACACCGCGCAACTGGCCAACAGAGTACAAGAGACTTTGAGAGCGCAATACGATCCTCTCGCTGTCGCAACCGTGCGGCCCATCATACCGACCGTCCGCGTCTCTCCCGTTGCCGACTGTCGCGGGTGCCTGCGTCGTGCAGCAGTGGCCGGCACGAGCGCAACCTGCGCCTGTCCAGGGCAGATCGAAATACCCGACACCCCGGAGGCTCGGCGCATGGTCGAGCGCGCGCGCCTCCTCATGGAAGAATCGCGCACGGGCTCGGACGAGGTGCGGGAGGAATTGAGGGAACGCGCCCTTAGCTGGCTCGCCGAGGTGGAGAAACAGCCATGAAGACACCGACCGTGCCGTGCCTGTCGCCACCTGCACACCTGCGGCGTGGCACCGCTGCCTGAACTTGGTTGTGTGAACTGGACGAAACCATGAGCAACTACACGGCGACGTACGAAGCGATATGGCGGGCGGGGTTCATCGCCGGACGGGATCACGGCAACCTGCAATGGAAGTATCCGCCGGAAGACGTGGCGTGGTTGATGGAGAAGCACCATGCGCTGGGCCGTGCTACCGAGGAAGAATCGGCGGAAATAGAAGCCTGGGATAACGCAACCTACGAACAACGGATGAACCATGCCGACTGCTGAAACCGAAGAACACGTTACAGCCCAGCGGGCAATCGCCGATGCCCGCACCAACCTGTTCGCCGTCGTGTACGACGAACGGTGGTGGCCGGATGCCGGCGACGAGGTGGCGAACATCGTGGCTCGCACCACGCAGCACACCCCGATCCTCGACGTGCTCGTTCGGTTCTGCGAACTGCTGCCCCGCTTCGCCGGACTCCCCCTGCAACACGAACCCGATACGGCGGAATACCACTGGTCGGCCATCCGCTGTGTGCTCGCAGGCGCTGGCCACCCGCACCACGCGGCCCTCGCCACCATCCTCGCCCGCCTGTACCCCATGTGTCCGCTCGTCGGGGATGAGTCCGAACAAGAATGGGGGGCGCACCTACATCGCGCACACACCACCTGCGGCTGGCCCATCACCTTCATTCACCTCCCCTGGCGTGACCTCTACTACTCGCAACCGAAGATCGACCGCGATGGCTACGACGGCGCGACGTGGTATCGCCTCACCGCTCTCCTCCACGTCCTCAAGCATGTGCGATACTCGGCGGTCGACCGTCGCGTGATCGTCCACTACAACGGAGCATCGAACTACATCACCCACCCCGGCAACTCCTCTCGACTGGTCGATGTCGCCACCGAAGTCGCAGGGCTTCTCGGGGCTGGTGGCCGCAACAACCAGCGCGAAGCCCGACCACTATTCTTCGCCCTCCACGACATCATCGCCAAACTGTCCTTCCCCGATCTTATCGCCATCAAGCCCCTGTCCTCGCTCCCCGGCGACGTGCTCACCGGCCCCTGGGCCACGACCACTGCCAGCCCTGCGCTCCCCGGCTTCACCTGGACCGGACGCAAGCTGCTCGGCGTGCATGTCGCCCGCAATGGTCGCGTCTCGCCCGAGGAAGGCGACGACAGCGACGTGCTCGCCTACGACTGGAACCTCGGGCAATGGCAGATCGAACCCGAGCGTGAACAGGAGTTCAACGTCACCCTCCCGACCACCTATGCGGTAGGCGCATACCCCATGGATGTGGTGCGCGAGCTATTCCCCAACCTCGTGCTCACCATCCCCGACGTGGATGCCTATCTCTCCTTCGTCGACGCGATCCTCGTCGCTGCCGTGCTGCGGCCGGAGCATCCCGAGTTGCGCCGCGAGTTTCCCCTGATCCTCTGCCTGCCCGCCGAAGCCACCCTCGACGGCTCGACCAACCAGGGCAAGACCCTGCTGGCCCACACCCTCGGACGGGCCATGTGCCCGTCCATCCCCCTCACCCAAGCCGTCAACTCCTCGTCCGCACCCGACACCCGTGTCCTCGCCCGCGTCATTGAATTGTACGGCAGCCTGGTGTTGGATGAGTGGTTCCCCAGCCGGTACGACAACAACCTCCTGTCGCACCGTAATATGCAATCACTGGAAACCGGCGGCACCGCATCCTTCGGTAAGGTGCTCGACAACAACGCCACCGGCGTGCGCCTTCGCCACTCCATCGTCGCCAGCAGCAAGGCCGTCGACTTCCCGCCGGACATGCTCAACCGCACCGTACCTCTCTGGCTCGACGCCCTCACCCCCGAGCAACGGGCACGCGGCGACGTAGCCCTTGCCCTCGAATCTGGCAAGGCCGCCATCAGCATCCGTCTCACCGCCATTGACCTCGCTCGCCGGCTGGGTCCGTGGGCGAAGGATGGGGGCTCGGAAACCTGGCGCTATCGGCTGCACCTCGAACTGGCGAAGCGCATCTACGCTCTCCGCACCGGCCGCGAGATCGACAACGAAACGCTGGTGACCGTGCTCGCGTGGTGCGATCAACGCCTCGTGGCACACAAGCAGGAGGCCGAGGATTCGGGAACCCTCGCGCAGTTGAGGGAAGGCGTATCGGTATCCGTCCCCGTCACCGGCGTGTTCTTCGACTTGAGTGATCCCGAGATGCAGGCACTGAGGAATGACGCCGAATCGAATGGGCGGAAGTCCGAGGGAGTCGTGTGGGTCACGGCCACGCACATCCTGCAAGCCAGGGCCATGCGCCTCGGAGGTGGCGGATCCATCGCCAAGCTCGCCACCACCATCTCCGGCTCGCATGTGCGGTGCGCCGACCGCACCATCTCCCGCGCCTTCCTCAGTGAACTGCGCCGCCTCATGCCCCCGGGCGCGACCTACCCCATTCCCGGCGGCCAGTGGTCCCTCGTCCGTGCCGACCTCGCCCTCGAAGAAACCTACAAATCCACCGTGTTCCGCCTCGTGCGGGAAGGAGAGAAATCATGACTACCCCACGCGAGTACAAGACCCTCGCCCAGCTGCAACCCATCTGCGACCTCCTCGAGCGGTGGCGCACCGTGCTCGACGAAACGCTCCGCACCGACGACGTGGAGGAAGAACTGGCCGACGCGTTGAACGAAGTGCGCATCAACCTCGGCCTGCCGCGCTCGCCGACGCCGGAGATCATGCCGTGACCCTCGACGAAGTGGTCGACAACCTCGTCGCCATCCGCCACGACGAACAGCAACTGCGCGCCAGGCTCCGCATGATCCTGTACCCGCTCGCCCACATGGCGGTTCAACACACCGTCATCACCAACCAAAACACTACTGCCGAACCCAGCACCAACTAGCCACAACGAGGAACCATGCACACCCCCCTCGAACCCATCGACATCGACTCCGCCAGCCTCAACCAGTGGATCGACGACCAACTCGCCACCGTCGGCTTCCGCGTGACCAAGTGCTACGGGCCGAAGGCCAAGCAGTGGCAGGCCATCGCCGAATGGCGGAAGGAAATTGTCGCCTCCACCACTGCCGACTCCCTCACCGAGGCCGTCTCTCTGTGCGAATCGCGGGCCGAGCAATACTTCACCATCATCGCACCGCATGAGGTGGCCCGTGGCTAATGTGTTCTACCCGACCCCCGCCGAGGCCCTGCTATCCGACAAGGATCTCGCCGACTTGGCCCGCGACTTCGCCCTCAACGAGTGCGCGGCCGACGAGGGCGACCGCATCGACGTGGTGCTGCCGAGCGGGCGGCGGTTCGAGGTGACGGTATGAGACTGCTCTGCAAACGTGCCCATGCCTGTGGAATGTGGGCACGCAGATTCTTGCGCGACTGCCCTCCAGGCAACTCCGCTACACTAGAACTCACCTACCAAGATGCCCGTGACGTGGCCACGGTACTACTCGCCGGAATACTGTGGCATCAGCGGACTCGTGATCGCCGGGCGCGGAACAAGCGGAAGCGAGAGGCCGAGATCGAGAAGTACCGTGCTGAACACCCATTAGCCAGGACCAAACCATGAGACAGCATCCACTGGAATACTGCGAGCCAACCGACCGATTCGTTGTGCTGCTGCAAGTGGGCATGATGACGAAGCAAGGCGGCCCGGCGTTCGAGGCCCTGTCGTACGGGCTCCCCGGTCAGCCGGCACCGGACACGCTCCTGCGGCGCGGACACCGCGCGACCTCGTTCGCTACCGAAGGATGCGCCCGCATGGCGCTCAAGGACTCCGCCGAGGAGTGGGAACGCGACGGACTCACTTTTCACCACGGGAAACAGATCGCCATACTGAAGGTAGAGACGGTATGACCCCGCTCGAAGCCGAGGAAAACAAGCGCATGCTCTCCGCGCTGCGTGGAATGGTGGAGTCCTATGACATCCTGATGCAGGAGACGCCAGCCGGCGCGCATCCCGTCATCGCGGGCGTTATTCGTGGGGCATTTATTTACGCAATTAGTGACGCACGCGCCTGTTTGCCGGACGAGAAGGGCGAGGCGTGACCTGGGAGCCGAAGCATTGCACGACGCCCGAGGCCCGCGAGCGGGCGTTGCGAGACGGGAGGGAGTGGATCCCGGCGGATAAGAAGGAGGACGACGGGAGCTATTACGGCGCCCCGTCGCTCCCCACCGTGCGCGGATTCCTCTGGCGGTGCCGCGACAAGGCCACCTACATGGAGGGCGTCGTGGCCTACGAAGAGGCCGAGGCGAACTGTAACACCTGCAAGCACCTTCAGCGAGTACACTTGGTACCCTACGGGTGGCAGAACGGGAAGCGCGACGACAAGGGGAATGCCTGCCCAAAGTTCGCCACCTACGGCCGGCCCTCGTTCCACCCCGAAGATCCTATGTGGATGCCGTGCTGGGAATCGAGGCGGTCGGCGCCCAACGCCCAGGATCAGCGGGCCGAAGGCTCCGGCGCATCCACTTGTTAGGTGCCACCATGCCACTACCAAAACGAATCAAAGACAGAAGAAAGCATCTGGAAATGAGCCAGAGCGACCTGGCGACTGCCGTTCTTGTGTCACCGGGATCAATCTCCCATTATGAGTCCGGCAAGCGTAGTCCGAGCGTCGAAGTTCTACTGCGCCTTGCGATGGCGCTGCGCTGCAAGGTTGGCGATCTATTCGATGAGTTTCAAGAGCCCCCGATGGTCGTTTGTCCGAATTGCTCGGGTAAAGGCGTTATACCCGAAACGGTGGCCATCCGTAACCGGAACGCCATGTTTGAGTTGGTGCAGTATCGTGCCCGCACAGAGCGCGAGGCATCCAACGCCCAACCATCACCGGGCGGCGAAGCTGCTCCGCTGAATCCGAGCGTGTCCACATGAATGGTACCGACGAGAAAGGAAACGGATGCCCGAAGTTCAGCGCCTACGGGCGGCCGACATTCCACCCCGAAGATCCCATGTGGATGCCCTGCTGGGAATCGAGGCGGACATGAGGTGGCTCGCCTTCATCCTCGCCCTCGTTGTGGGGGATATGACGGAATGACCCGCACCATCTTCGTCGACGTCGAGTCCTTCTATTCGCCCACTATCACCCTCAAGGGCATGACGCTGCGGCAGTACCTGGCGGCCAGTCACATCCTCGGGTTCGCGGCGGCCGAGGGCGACGAGGCCCCGCAGTGGTTCTCACCGTCCATGCCCGAGTGGGATGCGGCGTGCGAATACCTCCGCCAGGCGTCCCGCGAAGGCGCGATCTTCGTCGCCCACAATGCCGCCTTCGACATCCGCGCCCTCGTCCACTGGATCGCCCTGCCATACCCGCAGCGTATACGGTGCTCCCTCGAACTCTGCTGCGCCGCCTACCCCAACCAGCCCGGCGGCTACAAGCTCGGCAGCCTGGCCAAGACCCTCAACCTCGGCGCGGATAAGCTCGCCATCAATCTGCAAAAGGCGCACGAAGACGAACTGGCGCGGTACTGCATCCGCGACGTCGAGTTGTGTCGCGCTTTGTACTACAAGTGCATCCCTCGCCTCCACGAGGACGAGTTGAAGATCGCCGAGATGTGCAACCAACTGCGCAGCCTGCGGTTCACCGTCAACAGCGGCGACGTGCGGGCCAGTATCGCCTCCCTGTCCACGACCGCCGCCATGCACGCGCAGTCCGCCATCGACGCAATGGGCTCGGACGACGGCTTCGGGCGCGACGACGACGGCACCGTCCGCAGCGTGAAGCCGGCGAAGATCAAGGCCGCGCTGCTCGACCACCTCGGGTTCGAGACACAGAGCATCAGCTTCAAGAAGATCAACCCCGAGAAGCTCCGCAGCCACGAACAAGCGGGGATCGCCCTCAAGGCCGTTGAGCGCACCAACAAGGCGTTGAGCCACAAGCGGCGCATGGCGGTGTTCGCTACCGCGTGTGAGATCGACGCAGAACTCGGGTACTACCGCGCCCACACCGGCCGGTTCAGTTCTCCGGGGGTTGGATCCAAGGGGTTGAACCTGCACAACCTGCCGAAGCGGGACAAGAACCTGTCGCAAGCCATCCGCTCCGTCTTCATGCTCCCCGGCGACAAATGTTTTGTCCGCGCCGACCTCGCCAACGTCGAGTACCGGCACGAGTGCTGGCTCACCAACGCCGAGGCGGGCGAGATGTTCACCGCCGATCCCCTGACCGACCCCTACGCCGCCTTCTGGCAGCGAGCCACCGGGCAGGTGTGCAGCAAGAAGGTGAACGTACCGGCCCGGCAACTGGCCAAGGCCGCCGTGCTCGGCCTTGGGTTCCTCATGGGCATCACCCGCTGGATGGAAGTGCTGTTGCAGGGACTGTCGGACCCCTCGTTCAAGGTGACGCTCGCGGACTTGGAGGCGGTGTGCCGTGCGAACGATTGGCACCAACCCGTGGATCGCTGGGTGAAGGCGGCGCAGACCAAGACCCGCGCCCCGTGGCAGGTGGCTGCCGTCGCCGAGCAAACCCACAAGCGGTTCCATGCCGTCCATCCCGAGTTCGGCCGCACCGCCCGCTGGATCGACACCGCCATCGGCATGCTCATCCGCGCTGCCGACCCCGCCCGCATCCTCGACGAGTGCTACCAACTGCCGACCGCGCCCGACCGCAACCGCATCGGTCTGGTGTGGGCGGGCGACGACTACGGGCCGGGCACGCAGTCGGTGCGCGTGGTCTGCGGCGACTGGCCGGCACCCACCGTGACCTGGCGCGACCTGTGCATGCGCGAGTCGACCTTCGGCGGGTGGGCGCTGCACGGCATGCACGCCACCAAGGGCTACCGCGCCCTGAGTAAAAATATATTCATCGAAAATATTACGCAGTCGTCCGCCCGCAACGCGATGTGCAAAGCGCAGCTCAAGTTGCTCGCAGAATACCCCATGCAGCTCACGGTGCATGACGAACTCATGCTGATCGTCGACCGCACCCCGGCCGCCGTGCTCAAGGCGCGGGACGACCTGCTCGCCACCCTCGGCCCCGGCGCCGGCTCGTGGCACACCCTCATCGACCCCTCAGAAATCAACGTCTCGCATTCCCTCTACGAAACCGACTGCTCACCGGAATGGTGGGCTCAACTCAGCACCAACCAGCACGACACCCACCAACTCCAGGAAATCGCATGACCCTCCACATCACCTACTCCCTCCTCGACCTGCCAAACTCGCGCCCGCAGGCCGTCCACAACGCCGACCGCCGCCTGTGCGCCTACGTCGCCGCCCTCCGGTCGCACAAGATCGGCGGCATGCTCCCGCCGGGCGACGTGCACAAGGCGATCCGGGATGAGTTGAATACCCTGGAAGTACCCCCCTCTCGTGTGAAGCTGTGGACGGCTGACCTCCCGCTCGGCATAGACGACGTGCCGGTGACGGTCGCGGGCCTGACGCTCGACGAGTACCAGCGGGAGGCCATCGCCCGCCTTCGCATCGGCGGCGGCGTGCTCGCCCTCGGCTGCGGGCTCGGCAAGACGTTGACCGCCATCGCCGCCGCCATCGCCGCTCACAAGTGGTGCCTCACCCCGCGCATCCTCATCCTCGCCCCGCTCAACGCCCTCTCGTCCTGGAAGCGGTATAAGGACCACCTCGAAGCCCTCGGCTGGGAGGTGCTCATCTCCTCCATGGATTCAGCCCACAAACTCAAACTCCCCAACCGGGGCGGAGTCATCATCTATGACGAAGTCCACCTCCAAGGCCATAGCACGGCGCGCCGCACGAAGGCCGCGCACGATCTCCGACCTCTTTTTGATGTCGGTCTGTGCCTCACAGGGACGTTCCTTCACGGAGGTGTCGAAAAAACTCTTTCCATGTTGGACCTCGCCATCCCCGGCGCGGCGGGGTTCGCGAACCGGTGGTCGTGCGGCGAGTACTTCAAGTGCCTCGTCCGCAAAAAACTCGGGCAGCGGGTCGTCACGGCGATAGAAAAGCCGTCGGGCTCGGCAAAAACCGCGTTCTTCGCGTACCTCTCGCGGTACGTCATCCACCTGACGTCGCGCTCCGAGAGCGTGAGCCGCGATGTGTCCATCCCCGAGCAGTACATCCACACCCAACTCCTCGGCAAGCCGTGGCGGCCGATGGAGGAGGAAGCCGTCGACTACATCAAGACGCAGATGGCCGACGGGCAACCCATCCCGCATGCCTCCGAAGTCGCGCACTACCTGTGCCGGCAGGGGGTCGACGACAAGGTCGACTGGTTGATGGAACAACTGGCCGGGGACGACGAGCCGGTGGTCGTGTTCGCGCACTACACCGACTCCATCGAAGCGATCCGCGACCGCTTCCTCGACGAGGGCGTCACCTATATGACCGTCGACGGCGCCACCTCCGCAAGCGACCGCGTGATGATCCGCAATGAGTTCATCGCCGGCAAGTACCGTGTGCTGCTCGGGCAGGTCATCGCTGCTGGCATCGGGATGGACGGCTTGCAGGAGCGCACCCGGTTCTCCGTGATGATCGATCACCCATGGCGACCGGACGCCTACGCGCAGGCCCTGGCCCGCGTATGTCGACGAGGGCAAGACCACGAATGCCACCACGTCGACCTGATCGCCAACTCGCTGCAACAGACCGTGGTCGACCGCCTGCGGGCCGGCACTGAGTTCGACGCCGCCTGCCACGAATGGCAGGAACTGCGTCGGGTGGTGGGGGTGAGTCATGTGTGATCGCGACAAGGAAAGGGAACAGTACCGGCAATGGTCCCTCGGGCCGCTATCCGCCCACATGGAAATCGACCCCCACGCGCCAGGCGCGAAGCTCGACGCGGGCAAGCCCGACACCTCGTTGCTCCTCGACTTCCACCTCGCGCTCCTCGAAGTCGCGGCCGTCGGCACCTACGGCGCGAAGAAGTACTCGCGGGGCGGGTGGAAGACCGTACCGGACGGCGTCGACCGGTACACCGCCGCCATGCTCCGCCACCTCCTCGCGGAACAGGTCGGCGAGCGGGACGAGGAATCCGACCTCCGCCATGCCGCGCAAGTGGCCTGGAACGCCCTTGCTCGCCTCCAGTTACTCCTCACCAAACCTACCACTTGACGTAGTCCCTACCCTATCTATCCTCCCCTGTGCGCACTACCGCGCACAACACCGCGTACCAACGCACCAAGAAAGCGACAATCCCATGGCTCTCTCCGACCTCAAGGCTTCCAAGCCCACCACCAAGCCCGTCGAGGCTGTCTCGGTCACCACCGAAACCGTCTCGTCGGCCCTGACGATCCCCGGCGCGACCACGACCGCCCTCTCGGCGATCCTCGCCCATGCCGACAGCGGCCAGGCCCCGGCCTTCCCCATCGTCGCCATCACCGGCGGCGCCCAGGGCGGCATGTTCGCCCCCATCAAGTCCACCCCCGCCGAGATTGCCGACCTGCTGCCTGCCGGCCGGAAGGTCGACGGCATCCTCGTCGCCTACCGCACCGACGTGACCGCGTGGCCCACGGGATACGACGAGCGGGCGACCGAAAAGCCGAAACCTTCGTGGGCATTCGCCCTCGGCGCGACTGCCGTGGATGACGGCGTCCTTGTCGACGCTGCCAGCCACGCATACCAATTCACCCCCGGCGCCGACAAGGCCAAGTTCGACTACGCCACCTCGCAGATCGGGCACCTCAAGCCGACGCTCGAACTGCTCGTGTGGTGCCCCACCACCAAGGACCTGATCGTCGTCCGCACCCCGGCCGGGTACGAAGGCTGGATTGAATCCATCCGCGCTATTTCCCGCTTGGCCAACCCTAAGACCGGGACCGTTGGCCAGATTCCCGTCGTGATCCGCTGCAACACCGCGAGCCGCACGAATAAGACGAAGGACAATACGTGGTACGTCCACTCCTTCGCCTTCGACCCCCAACTCAACGAGGCGGGCGGGGTCATGCTGAAAACGTATGACCTCTGGCGCCAGGACGTGGCCGCTGAGAAGGCCGAGCAGGTGGCCGACTGGATCGCGGGCGACGACCGCCCGATGACCGATGCCATCCGCGCCTCGCTCGTCAAGGCCAAGGCGTTCCGCCGGCAGTAGTCGGGGACGGCGGGAAAGACCGCTGACAGCCGGGAAAGACCGGCACCCACCTCTCTACAGGAACACACCATGAAGATCAAAACCTCCCGCGTCGGCCGTCCCGTTGGCACCTACAAGCGCCGGCGCGGACGCCCCAACAAGGTCCGTGCGCTATTCGCGGCCACTGGACTGCCGCTCCACCGAATCGCCAAGCTGATGGGCCTCGCCACGCGCACCGTCTGCGTGTTGTCGTCCACGGGCAAACCCGCCGGTCGCAAGGCCCGTGAAGCCCTTGCAGCGCTCACTGCGAGGGTGTCGTGACCTGGGTCCCCCGCTCATCCTCGCTCGGGGCCTACTACCTCTGCCTGTACCGGGCGGCGCTGGATCGGCTCATTGCCGTCGGCGCTCTCGACAAGCCAGAACCCGAGGAATCCAAGGGCTACATGGAGCATGGGACCGTGTGCCATTGGTTGACGCAGCAGTCACTGGAATGCGCGTTTCCTGCCGGCGCAGAGCCCCCGACAGACGAGGAGTACACGACCGCCGCCGCGATGTTCGGGGGTGAGCGCAACATCCAGATGGCCATCGCCGACGCCGTTGCCGACCTCGCCGCCAAGTCGATCCGCGAGATTGACCCCCTGCTCAAGTGGCAGGCGGAAACCAAATGGTCCACCGGCCAACTCACCGGCCACATCGACTTCATCACCCCCGACTATGACCGGATCATTGACCTCAAGACCACGCAGCGGGTGCCCGACCACAACCGCATCAAGCCCGGCCACCTGATCCAGTTGCTGGCGTACTACATCCTGTCGGGCGAGAGGGCCACCAAAGGCTACGTGCTCTACGTCGACTCGCTGGCGGCCAAGTGGGCGCTGCTCTGCCCGTTCGACTTCACCAGCCCCGGCGTGCGCGAATTGCTCGGCCATGTCAAGGGCGTGATCGCCGCCGTCAACGACCCGGCCAAGTTGAAGGCGGCGCATCCCGTCATCGGCGCTCACTGCTCGTCCGAGTTCTGCCCGCACCGCGCCCGGTGCAAGGACGTGTTCCTGCCGGCGCCGGGGCTCATGCTCAAGGATGAGCGCCGCACCGCTGTCAAAATGCCTGCGATCACCAAGTTCTAGCCGTGTTCTACGAAAGGGACACCATGCGCTACGTCACCGACCACATCATCGACCACTGCAACGACTCTCTCCGTGTCTGGACCGCCGATGAACCCGGCGCAGGCGGGGCTAATCACCGCTATATCGTCGACGGGTTCGATTCCACTACCAACGCAAGCGATCCCCACGCCGGGCAGCACGCGATCATAGGCTCGACCATACTGTTCCAGAACGGCCCGATCAACGAGAAGGGCGTCAACGGCATCACGCAGGAAGTGCTGTTGGCCATCGTCGCGGACCGCCTTCGGTCGTTCCAGGCTGGCCCCTACGCATGCCGGGAGAACACCATCGCGCTCACCAAGGTCGAAGAAGCCCTGCACTGGCTGCAACAGCGGACTCTTGCCCGTATGCGGCGCGGCGTCGAGGGAACGACGCAGGTCTGAGATCACACAACAAAAAGGAGAAGCCATGAGCCGCGCCACTTCCGTCTGGTTCGATGACGAAACCCTCCGCGTGATCCGTCAGATGGAGCACGACACCGGCGTCAAGCGCAGTGAACTGCTGCGAAGGCTGGTGCGGGCGTACGCGAACGGGTTGGTAGTGCCGGGCCTCGCGCCGGTCATCGGCACGTTCGCGGGTACTGTGCTCGTGGCCACCCCGCCCCCGGCCGCGACCCCTGACGACGAGACGATCAAGCCGTGAACCGCTCGCTCGACTACCTCACGCTTGCGGGGCCAAAGCCCGACACCACGGATGACCGCGACATGCATCGGTGGGACAAGTGGTTTGCCTGGCAGCGGCGCCGGGATCGGCTGTACCCAGGCACCGACTCCGACGTTATGCCGGACAAGTGGGGAGGGTACTACGTCGCCCACGTGCTGCTCCGCTCCCAAGTGACGCGAAGGGTGCGCGTAGCCCACCGCATCGTCATACCGCGAGAACTGCCGCCGCTCCGATCCGAGCGCACGAAAGTGTGCTGTGATCTCTGGCTGGACCGCACGCCCGGCGAGGCTCGGGTTGCCCGCGATCTTCGATTCCAACGCATAAAAGAAAGAAAAGCCCATGAGCACCGTAGCCATCGACTGCGATCTGAGAAAAATGTACGCGGTGGACGACACGGACCGTGTTTTGCTCAAAGCCGCGCCGGAACTCACCGACAATTTCCTGGATACTCTCCGGGTGGAATACGGCACGGTGCTGTTCGAGATAGCCTCCGCAGCGGACTACACCGATAACCCGGGGGCAGCGCACAACAAACGACGGTGGACGATCTTCAATGTCTACCAGGCTACCCGGTTGGCCGCCTACTTCCACGCGCACAACTCGGTCACTCAACTGTTGGTCGCCCCCTCCTCCAAGTGGACGCACGGGCATTCCCTGACCACGCGGCACATGCTGGCCGGCTGCAAGCAGAAGCAGAAAGACCTGCGCGAGTGCGAGGCCATGCTCTGGTTCTATGACCGCATGCCGACCGATTGGGTTCCGCTCGACCTATTCATTGCCTCGCTGTGAAATATAAGTGGCCGTTCTGGAATCTCGGGAACACCGTCGGCTGGCCCGTGTCCGCTCAACTCCCGGTGGACCATGCTCCGTGCCCGTCGTGCCTTGCCCTTCGCACGCAGCTGGAAGCGATACGGGCCGAGCAGACCATGCACGACGTTCGGCTCCTGCTGCTCGAAGCCCGTTCAATCCGTAAGGTACTCCATAAATAGTGGGCGCAGTTGCGTCGGCACCCCCTTGAGCCCTTGCCATGACGCTTTGCCGTACAGGCGATTGAGGATGCGGCGTTCGATGGCATCCCGGAGGTTGGTGCTGTCGATGACACCAGCGCCCATCTTTGCCCCGCCCACCGCGTACCACCGCTCGTTGTCTCGTTCCAGGCGGGCCATGATGGTGGCGAATCCGTCGTCATCCTCGCGCAAGATCGCTCGGGCAGCGGCCTCGGCGTACCGGCCCAGGCGCTGCGTGCGATCCTGCTGAATCTCGATCATGGACCCGCGTTGCGAGCGGGCTTCGATCATGCTGCCCGGCTGGAAGCCCGCGATCTTGCCGACCGCCTCGGGGGCGCTCACTTCGGTGAGTGGTTCCCCGCCGGCGGTCGTCCCCTGCCCGGAGGCCAGCATCTGCCCGCCGGTGACGAGGTTGCGGACACCGGGGCCGAACACTTTGAGGGCGTCGAGCCCGGCTTGCCCATACTCGCCCATCCGCACATCAGCCCATGCCTGGCCCGCATGGCTACCCATCTGCATGGGGACGCTCAAGAGCGGCATCCAGTCGGACGGGTTCGCGCCGTTCTTGAACAGGGCGGTGTAGCCCACCCGTTCGATGAACGAGTCGACGGTGCGCGACAAGGTGGTGTCGCCGGTCGCCTGTTCGATCCCCAGCCCTAGTGAGCCGGCCGAGAGCCAGCGGGCAAACCACTCGTCCGGGTCGCCGGCGCGGGTGGCCACGTCGCGGGGGTCCGGGTCGTCCGTGACCCAGTTCTTCACCATGTTGATGAACGCCGAACCGCCGAGGGTGCCGAGCAGGGGGATAGCCTGCGGCCCCAGCATGCCCACCAGCGCCAGGCCGACGGCCGACGCCTGGAAGGCGTGCTTGCGGTCCAGCCCGGCAACCCGCATGGTGTTGATGGTCGCCTCGACCGACCGCTGCGTCCACGAGAACAGCGAGGTGGCCGCTGCGCCGGTGCCGCTCTGCAAGGCGAACAAGGGGGTGTTGCCCTTGTCGACGCGAGGGTTCACCATCTCGCCGACCGCCTTGACGAACCCGGCCCGGCTGCCATCGGTCGCGTACCCGTGCTTCTCCAGCACCGTCGTCAACTCGGCCAGCTTCTCCCCCGGCAGGTTCTTCGCCACCTTCCACATGGCCACGTCGGTTGCCAAACGGGAGGCAATCTCCGCCCGGCTGGTGAAGACCATGCTGTTCGACAGTACACGTTCCAGCTTGGAGGAACTGAATTGCAGGTCCCGCGACAGGTCGGTGCCGTACCGGCCGGTGGCCGCCTGCTCGGCGAGGTAGGCGTGCAAGGCGGGGTCGCTGGTCTTGTACGAGTCGACGGCCGAGCCGAGGTAGTCCGCGCCGCGCTTGAGCGTGACCATCGACCACAAGGCCCCGGCATGGGCCTTGAATCCCTCCGCGAACAGCTTCGCGGCTCCGGGGACTCCGTTGGCAGCGAGGAACGCCGGACCCTGCACCTGCGTCTGCATGGCCTGCACGAGGTACCCTGATGGGTTCGCCGACATGGCCGCCAAGGCGATCCAGGTACGGGCTCGCGCTCCGACGGGCGACGGGGCCAACATCGCCTGCTGCCACTCGGACAGGTACTTGCGGTATGCTGGGCTGCTGACTTCCGCAATGGCCGCGTTCAGCTTCGGCATCTGCTGGAGGTGCGCGGCGTAGGTGGTCGACGACTGGACATAACCAGCAATCGCCCGCTTGGCCTCGGCCACCCGGAATCCGGGCACCAGCAACTGCGCGTTGTAGGCCACTCGCCGGCCACTGAACATGATGGCGTCCAGCATGCCCTCGGCCGCCGGGCCGGTGATGCCTGCCTTGCTGAAGATCTTCAGCAGGGTATGCACTCCGGGTATGGCCTCGTACCGGGCGTCGAACTTCGCGTCCGGCGCCAGCTGCTGGATCCGGTTGAAGGGCGTCTCGGTGAAGTCCGCGAGCCACTTCGCTTCGCCCACTTGCTCGTCGTGAACCAGCGCACCGCGCTTCGACTTCTCGAAGGCCCCGGCGTCCCCGAGGTACAGGGTCGACGTGGTGGCGTCGGAGGCGGCTTGCGACCGGAGCGACACCAGCAGGTGATCGACCAGCGATTTCTGCGCGGGGGTGAGGTCCTTTAGGTTTCGCCGATGCTCAACCCACGCAGCCATGTCCTTCGGAGCCACCTCGGAGGTGAGCACAACCCGGTGCCCGCCCTGCCGGCTCATGGGCATGTACGGGGTTTGCTCCTTCAGCAAGTCCTCGCGGATCATCTTGCTGATCTCCGACATTTCCGGCGTGCGATGCTCGGGTGGCAGAGCGTCGATGGCGTCGGCTGTCGAGCGGGCAAGCTGCTTGCTGGCCTCGCGCCAACCGTCCACCGCCTTCTGCTCAGTCGGGTCCAGCTTGATCTTGGTCTTGCCGTCGGCGGCGGTGAAGACTGTGTCCAACGTGATCGGCCGGGTATCCTTGTCGAGCACCCGGCTGCGGGCTTCCAGCGTGGCCTGGATCTGCCACTCCATGACCTTGTCGAAGTTCTTGAGTTGGTCCAGGGCCTTGAGAGCGGGCGCGGCCTTCACCTGCGCCTCGCGGGACAGGTCGTTCGTGGCTTGACCAATGTCGACCGCCTTCATCGCGTTGCGGTCGCCCGTGGCCGCCGCCCAACCACGCGGGGTCATCTTGGTCCGCACGGATGACAGGACCTCCCCCGCCTTCGTGCGCGAAGCCGACGAGAAATTACTGAGCACGCCCTTGGTCGGCGTATCGGCGTCCTCGGCGACTCGCACCAGCGTCTCCGGCGTGTCGGCCACCTCACGGATCGCGAACCGCTCGGCGAAGTCGCGCACCGGCCGGGGCTCGCGGGCGAACACTTCGCCCCGAGCAATCTGGCGGGCCACCCGCTCGCCAGTCGCGGGCTCGCGCAGTCCGAGCGCAACGGCCAAGTCGTGGACAAAGTCCTTGATCTTCTGCCACAATGGGTGGGCGACCAGCACCGCGTGCTGCTGCGCGATCTTCTCCGCGATGACTTCCTCGGCCGCCTGCTCGGTGGTGAGTTTCACCCCTTCCTTCTCGTACAGCGCCTTGGTACGGACAACATCGGCGTCCGTAACCAGCGCGTTCTTGAGCGCCGCCCATTCGCCCGGCTTGAGCAAGCCCAAGTCGCGCATGGTGTGGACCATCTCGTGGTCCGTGTTCAACAGCGTGGCCTCGCCGTCCTTGAAGCCGATCTCGCCGACGAGCTTGCCGTCCTTGGTACGGACTTCCGCAACCGCCGAGGCCGCGTCGACGCTGAGCCCTTCGCGGGTCGACAGCCGCACCTCGGCACCGCGTTTGCCAACCAGCGTGATTGAGCCATCGGGGTTGCGGGTGACGGAGCCGCCGGGGACGCGGGCCTTCAATTCGTCCAGTGGCAGTTCGGTCGGCGTGGGGGTCGGCTCAGCAATGCGGGCCTTCGCCTCGGGCTCCGGGGGCGGTTCGCTCTCCGCCTCCGCCTTCAACTTCGCCTCGGCCTCGCGTGCCCGCTGCGCCTCCTCGGCTCGCACTTGCGCGGCCGAGCGCACCTTGCCCTCGGGCGTCAGTTCGGTCGTCCGCTCCTTGGTCCGCAGTCCTTCGGCTACGGCTTCGCCCGCCTTGCCGACGACCGCTGGCCGCTCGCCGCGACCTTCCAGTTCGGCCAGCTTGGTCTGCGTGGTGAGCACGTCATGGTAGGGCTGCGCCTGCTCGCGCTTGGCGACCGTGTGCCCCTCGCCGTCGAGGTAGCGCCACTTGCCGGCGGAGTCCTTCACCACCGCGAACGTCTCCCCCGCAGCGCCGTGGACGACGTACCTCGTCTCGGCGCCCCGGAAGGGCTTGGCGGCCATGACGGCCGGCTCGCTCTTGCCACCGATCTCGACGACCGTCGGCGAGAACATGCCCCGCTCATTGGCGGCCTCGACCGTCTTGGTCGCCAGGGCCAGCGGCTGCCCGCGTGCGGCGGCCACCTGCTCGATGAGCCGGCGCTTGGCGATGAGGGCGGGGGGCTCGGCCGCGACTTCCGCTGCCGCAGGAGCTTCAAGCATCCGCCGCTCGACCGGCGTCGGGGGCTCCACGGGTTTGGTGGGCTCGGCCTTCGGCACCTCCGTCTTGACCACCTCGGGGGCTGTCTTCGCTGCCGGCTCCGTCACTGCCGAACCCGCTGCCTGCTTGGCCCCCTGCGCTTCCATCTTGCCGGCCAGAGGCGGCGCCTCAGAGGCGGGGACCGGGGACTGCGCGGGCTCGGCCGGCTTCGTCGCCGCCCGACTCTCCGCAATCGCCTTCCGTACCGCCTTGGATTCCAGCAGCATCATCACGTTGCCGAGGTCGCCCGCTGGATCTGCCCTCGCCATGGTGAGGCGTTCCGCGATGGCCGGTTGCAGGGCCGCCTGCACCTCGGGCGGCAGCTTGGCGATTTCTGCCTGCGCGTCGGGCGCAAGCTGGCGCGGGGCGGCTACTTCTCCGATTTGCCTGTGACTGGCTTCTGGCCGGGCTTCCGGCGGGCGTTGTACGTCATAGCGGCCAGCTTCTTGGCCTGCTTGGGCGGCTTGCCCTTCGCCAGGTACGAGTCGCGGATCGCTTCGTAGAGCTTCGGCACGGGGCACCTCCGGGGGAATAAAGGGTTGGACGGGCGGGGGCTGGATAGGCGGCTGTGCGCGGGGCTCCATCGCCACCACGTCCCCCGTGGGCGTACGGGTCTTCAGCCACCCCTCAATCTGGCCGGCGAGCCCGCGAGCCATCCCATGGCCCGCGAGGGCCAGCCCGCCGCCGAGGGCGCCCATGCCGCCGGCTTCCATGTACTGGCCGAATCCGGGCATGGGGGTGCCCAGCACACCGGCCTCGATGGCGCCCTCGGCCCCCACACGGCCCATGGCGTTGAGCGCGTTTTCACCGATGGTCGCCAGCCCGGGGTGCTTGGTGATCCCCTCGGCAATGTTGGTCGACAGCACTCCCCCGAGCCCGGGCAACTTCCCGAGTCCGCCACGCATCACGCGGCCGGCGCCGGGCAGGGCCACGTCGAGCAGGGTATTCGCGCCCATCTCTGCGGCGGCGACGTTCTGCGCCTGGTTCTGCGAGTAGCCCTCCGCAAGCAGGTCCGCGTACTTGTTCTGCGCCTGCGCGTAGTTCATCGGGAGGGAGGAACCAAGGAGGCCAGCGAACGCGGACGCCGCCGGGGCTGCCCCGACCCCCGCTGCCGCACCGCCGGTGAGCACGCCGGCGGCCACCGCCGGCAGTAGCCCGCCACCAAGCTCGGCCGCGCCGAGCCCGAACCGTGCCTTGGCGCCCCGCCCTTCCGCGAGCAGTTCCGCGCCCTGCCGCAGTTCCTGGTGCATGGTCGCATCGCCGGTCAGACCCGCGCCCACCTCGCCCAGGCCGACGCCGCCCGCCCGCCACAGGTCCGCTGCGTAGTTGCGCTCGGACGCCGACCCCAAGGGGTTGAACACCGGTTCGCCCAACGCCCGCTGTGCGTGCTGCTGGAAGGCGAGCGAGTGCGCCTGCTGGGTCGCCCCACCGAACCCGTTTCGCTCCATCGCCTGGCCGAACCGCTTCATCAGCTCGACAGAGGTCAGCTTGTTCGGGTTCTCCCCTTTCGCGGCTGCGTCAGCCCGAAGTGCCCGGATCGCCGCCGTGTAAAAGTCGGCGTTCGGGTCTACTTGGTCAGTTGTCTCGGGGGGAGGCATTATTGGAGAGGGTAGGGCGGCTGAAGGGGACCACCCACGAAAGCGTCGGCCGCTGTCGCGCTCTGAGGCGCGTACCTCTGCTGGAGCCTCGCGTCAAGGGCCGCCTGTTGGGCCGCCGGCGAAAACGCGTTGGCTGCCGGGGAGCGCGGTGCGAGACTGGTCTGGCGATTGACCCAATCAGAGGGACGAAAGGAGGGGCTGTTCCCCCAACCACTAGACACTCCGCCCATAGAGGCAGCAAGCATCGCGTCCAGCGCGGACGGCACGGTTCCTTCCGGGAGATTTTGTGCTGCCCGGATACCATACAGGGAGGAGGCTATCGGGAGCGTTATCGGGTTCGCTAGAGCTAGTGCCCCAAGGACATTGGAGGGGCCACCGGCTGTCTCGGCCGTCGGAGCCGCTCCGGGGGCAGCCGCTGGCGTGCCCTTCGCCGCTCCGCCCATGCCGCTCTTGATGAGGTCGTCGATTTCCGAGCCGGGCTCATACGCGGTGTTCTCCGGCGCCAACCCCGCATTCACGCGGGCCAAGTTGTCGTTGAACGATTTCTCGGCGGCAAGGGTTCGCTGCCTCGCATCGAACGCGGGTTTGCGGTACTGCTCGTCCAGGTCGGCGAGCTTCGCGTTCTTGGCCGCTTGCGGCGCCAGTTCCTTCTCGATGGCTGCCCGCTTCATCGCGTATTCCTGTCGCAGACCTGCTTCACGTTCTTTTGCCCGCGCAGCTTCCGAGCCGTGGACCTGATAGATTTGCGGGAGGTACGTTTTCCGGTGCGCTTCGAGTTTCGCTTGAGCGACGTAGTCTTCCTCGGTTGCATCCCGTGGGGCGACCATGCCCGCCGCCAACGCGTTCTTGCGGGCGACATCCTGTTCCAAGGTGAGGCGACCCCGTGCTATCTCGGCGCCTTGCAGCGCAGCGAGCGTCGAGCCGCCGGAGGGCATGTACTTCGACAACGATTCAAGCCCGCCTCCACCACCTTGACGAGCGGCCAGAGCGGCCATCGCGGGGCCGAGGGCTTGGAGAACGCCACCGGGGGTGACTGCGGCTTCGGGGGTCATTGTCGTCTCCTACGCGGGGGTATGGGCAGATCCGCCAACCCCCGGCATGTTGCCGATGGCGCCAAGAACATTAGGGATGCCGGGCAGCAGACTGCCCATAAGATTACCCGTCAGGATGCGCGGGCTACCGGCGGTCTGCGCCGACTGCTGCAACGCCCCGTACACGCCTGCCTGCCGCTGGAACTGGTTCTGGATGTCGAGCATCCGCAGCTGATCCATGAGCGAGCCTTGCTGCGCCTGCTGCCCGATCTGCGCCTGCTGGAGGGCGTAGGTGTCGGCAAGGGGGCGGTTGAGGCGGCTGGCCTGCTGCCCGGCCTGCTGGTACATGGTCGGCTGCATCGCGTTCGTCGCCCGCTTCTGCGCGTTCGCGGCCAGCTGTTGCGCGAGGGCTCCCTGCGCCCCCGTCGCCGCGACTTGCTGCGTGGGGACGCCCTGTGCCCCCTGCTGGTAGGCCCCCTGCACGGAGGGCATCAGGTTCGCGGTGTCCGTGGCGTAGCCGGGGCGCTGCCCTTGCAGGTACCCGAGCGTGGACTGCTGGTACTGATTGGTGAGGTTCTGGCCATAGGCCAACTCGGCCGCCCGCTGTTGGGCCAGCTGAGTATCCCGCTGATGCATCGCCTGGGCGTACTGCGCCAAGGCAAACTTCTGCGCCTGGTCGCGTTCGTCGTTCCCACCGCCGCCAAAGAAGTTCTGCGTCGAGTTCCAGAACCGTTCGGGGGACTGCGCGAGCCCCTCCATGCTGATCAGTCCGCTGTAATCGTATGGCATATCATCCTCCGAACAGGGACGAGAGGGATCCGAGCATGTTGCCGTACTGCTGCGACCACAACCGATCGGTGCCCTGCTGGTTCTGGTTCGCCTGCAACATCGTATTGAGTAGCCCAAGCTGCGCCTGCGTCTGGTCGCCCACGCCACCGGTGCGCGATTGCTGAGTGAACGCCGCCCCCGGCGACTGACCCTGGATGAGCCCGAGCCGCTGCTGCAAGGCGGTGTTGAGGTCCGCTTGCTGCTGTTGCTGGGACTGCTGTTGAGCACCGAGGAAGGCTTGCCCGGCTTGCGACTGCGCTCCCGCGCCGATCAGCCCCTGCTGCCGGTAGTCCTGCGAACCGCCGCGAGTGCCGCGCTGGATCTGCGACAGCGCATTTTGCCGCAGGTTCTGCTGGTACTGATCTTGGATGCTGGGGAGATAGGTCTGGTACTGCTGCTGCGCGGCCAGCCCGTACTGCGGCTGCCGCTGCGCGAGCCAGCTGGCAATGGCCTGGTTCCCCTGATCCTGGTACTGCTGCTGTTGGTAGTTCTCCTGCGCTTGCCCCAGCTGCGTGCCGGTGAACTGGTAGTTCGGCCCGAACGCGGACTGTTGCTGGGTGAGCCATTGGTTGAAATCTTGCGGCATGGCTCCCTCTCAGGTCTTGATGATGTAATTGAACACGACGAACGGCGGCAGGTTGTTGTGTGCCGTGTCGCTTCCGGCGGAATTGACGTAGGTGCCGCCCGATCCGGTGGTCGGGCCGACGATGGCGCCCGTCACGCCGCCAGTGATAAGGGCTACTCCGCCAGCATGGATATGCGCGGCCAGTTCCGCCTCGATGAGCTTGTGCTTCTCGCCGCCACCCCACGCACCTGCGCCTCGGTTGGTCGTCGGAAGCCCGGCGGCCGGGGTGGTTCCCGGCGCACCGAACACGGAGCCGTCCACGCTGTCGCCCGCCGAGGTGCCCGCTCCGACGGGAACCCGGCCGCCCATGGCGGGCACGTTGAAGGTGTTGACGCTGTCGCCGGGGCCATACGCCGCGCCGATGGCGGCGAACAGGGTCGCGTACGTGGTGCGGCTGACCGCAGATCCGTCGCACAACAGCCAACCGGCCGGGGGCGTAGCGCCCGCGAACGGGACCACCATGCCCGGCGGAAGGATGATGGCGTTTTGCAGTTGGGTGAGATTGACCGCATCCGTCCCCAGGGTTCCCGGGGACAGATCGGTGATCTTGTGCGTCCCCATCGACTGCGCGGCGGTGAACGCCACCGTCCCATCCTTGCGGATGAAATTGGTCTGGATGTCCGCGAGAACCGACGTGAAGGCGGCGAGTTGGTTCACCGTCGCAGCATCCTGTGCGGCTACTCCGTCAGCCAAGCCGGTGATGCGGTTGCTGCCCATCGGGAAGTTCGCCGCCATGGGCACCGCGCCGGTGCTACGGAGGATGGTCGCGTACGATCCGATGTTGGTGATGATGAGATTGACCGCCGTCATCGCCTCGGCCAGCGCCGCCTCGACCGTCGCCCCCGAGAACAGGCCCCCGGTGTCGAGAATGCCGATGAGCCCGGCCCCGGCCGTCGAGGTCAGGGTGGTGAGAATGCCGGCCCCGGCCTCGAACGCGGCGATGAGCACCACCGTGCCGACCGACAGCCCGGTTCCGAGGGTGACTTGCAGCATGGCCCCGGTACCGCTGGCGACGGTGACGGTCGCCGGGTCGATGAGCGCCCCGTTCGCGTACACGAGCACGTTGTAGGAGGTGAACGTCACCTGCCAGGGGATGGTGGTGAGGAACACGGTTTGTGATGCAGTGGCCACAAACCGCTGCGAGGCCACCAGCGCCTGCGCGGTGGCCGACGCCAGGCTGGTCAACTGACCGGTGGCGGTGGTGATGCCGCGCACGAAAGTGTTGAGTTGGTCGGTCGATGAAACGAGGTCGTTGAACTCGGCGTCCAGGCTGGCTGTGCTCGGCGTCGTAGACCCCGCATTCTCGGCCTGCTTGTAGCTGGTTCGGCGGGAGAATCGTGCGGGGTAGGTCATGGCGGGTCCAGGTAGATGGTACAGGAAGATGGCCGAGATTCAACCGCTAGGGGGCGGGTCCAACAGCGAACAGCGCGGCCACCTGCGCCGCCGTCAACTCCGATGAATACACCCGCACGTCGCGGAGCGTGCCCTTGGCGAACCGCGCCGTGCTGTATGCCGGGTCCTCGTTATGGTAGTTCATCCGAAACAATGAGGTTGGGCCGCCCGAGTAATACCCAATCGGGCCAGCGGTCGCCACCATCACGCTATCGACGTAAACGTTGGTGCTGGCAAGACCGTATGTTACCGCGAGATGGTACTGGTGCCCAGCGACAAGCAGCAGTCCCGGCACCGGGTTGGCCACGCTCCCGACAACGACCGTTCCGCCGCCTCCGGCGTTCGACCATACGTTCGCCCCGATCCCCACTCCACCAAGCCCGAACACGTCATTTGAGATGACATTCGGGGGCCATGGGCTATACGGTCCCCCGCTCACTCCGGCGTCGGTTCTCGTGGCTGGGGTGAACCAGCACGAAAACGAATTAGGTGGAGTACGTAGGCTGATTGGGAGTGTGACCGCCGCTAGTCCGTTCCCAGTACCGTCTGCCACAAGACCACTATTCCAGGTAGGAGCAGTCACAGCGGCTGGGTGCCCTCCGCCCGAACTATCCGCCGCGACAACTCCAGATGTCTCGTTGAGTTTCCACCAACCCACATCTGCGGGTCCCGGGGGTGGAGTAACCGTAGCGGTGAACCATAGCCCCCCGGCCGTCAGCAGCGCATAATAAGCGTTGGCGACCCGATGCCGGAGGACGGGGTACCAGCCGGGAAAATGGAACAGTCCCATATCGGCGATAGTGCCGACCACTCCATCGGGTGTGACCGATCGGAGGCCCTTACCCTCGTACGCCGCGCTCACCGTGATGGCCGGCGCGTACGGGTTTGCTGCGTTGATTGTGAGTAGCCGGTCGTTTTCGGTGGCCACGTAGATCGTCGTGCCCGTAACCGCCACATCGCGGATCCCGCTCGCATCCAACATCAGCCCGCCCGCTACTCGGCGTAGAACCCCCGCCGAATCCGCGTCCGTCACCAATGCGTATCCGCCCTCGCCGTCAAAGCAGAATACGTAGGTCTTCGCGCTGATAACGACGACTGCCGCGTTGGCGATGCGCGGAAGCCCCGTCCAGAGCGTTCCCGTTGCCCAGGTCAGCTGCCCGAGCGCCTGCTGGCCAATGCTGCGATACGTGGTGCCACCGTAGGCGAGCCACTTCGATTCCGCGCACCCGGTAATGACGGTGGCCTCCAACACTGGCGGCGAGGCCAGCGTGTACCGCTTGACCGTGCCGTCGCGGCTCGCCACCAACATCCGGTTGCCGGCGCCCATGTCCCCGAACAGCAGAGTTTCGGGGGACCCGAGGTAGACCGATGCCAAATGGAGGGCACCATTGATTGCGTATTGCTCCAAGTACCCGGTCTGCGGGGACACGGTCCAGATGATGGCGTTGTCCGTGTCCACCGCGAGGTCGGTAGCCCCTTCCAGTGTTGCCTGCCGCTGAAGCACGTCGACGGTCATAGGTTGCCCAGGTCGAACCAATAGGTGAACCGGTCGCACGAAAAGGGCTGTGTGCCAGAGAACACCGTGGCCACATGGTTGGAAATGACCATCGGGAAGGTACGAGCGCGGCCGAACAGGGTGGTGTTGATCGCCGGGCCGTTGACCACCTGCGCCGGGGCCGCTGGGTCGATGAGGTACGACAAGGCGGCGGCACCGTCGGCAGCGTAGTCGAACACCCGCCAGAACTTCGGGATGGTGTGATCTTCGCCGTCGTAATACGCGAATTGGGCCGTCCACGAGAAGCCCGACTCCGTCGTTGCCGCCGGATCGAACACATGGATTTCAGCCACCCCGGTCGGCCGGACATAGACCTTGCCCTCAAGCTCCACCATGGCGTCGAGCGCCCACGGCAGCGTGTACTTGGTCCACCCGACCACGCCGGAGGTGGGCGAGGCGGTAAACACATAGACGGTCGTGCCGAGGGCGCACAGGTACTGCGCCCGCGAGGGCGACCACAGGCTCAACGGCCGAGGAAGCTGCGCGAAGTCGAGTAGCCGCGTCTCGGGCTGGATGCGGGCGCCCACGTCTCCGTCGTGGATCTGTCCGGTCGTGACCACGGCCTTGAGCGAACGGAACCCGCCCTGTGCGAAGTAGACGAGGTCGCCCATGACGTTGGCGATGGATCCCGGTTGCTGGGTTCCCGCGCCGCCCGTCACCCCATACAATTCATGGTTGGCCGGATCCGGGTCGATGGTCCACTGCTGCACCGTCGTCTCGTAGAAGATCGCCAGCTTGCCGTTGAACAGTCCGTAGCCGTGCAGTTTCTGGTCGCCGCCCGAATGGACCGACGTAGGCAAGAACCCGGCATCGGCCTCTGCGGCCCAATCGCTCGGGCCGTTCACCGACGAGCAAAACCACGTATCGCCGGTGAACTGCTCGTTGGCCCATACCTTCTCGGCCGCGAGGAACAGCGCCGCGCCAGGCGTGAAGGGTAGCCCAACCCGCGTGTCTTTCGGGGACATCACCGCCCCGTTCACCGCCCCCGTCGGCACCGTCGCCGTCAGCACCATCGACCCCGCGCCGACCGATACCACCCGGTACGCGGTGGTATTGCCGTAGACCCACACCGTCGCCCCGGCGATGATGCCGAGAGTCGAAGGGTCGGGGGTCACACTGGCGAGCGTGGTAGTGCCATTCGCCGTCGCGGAGAAAAACAGGGTGGCCGGCTGAAGCGGGATGAAATGGTGCTCGTACGCCTTGGCGCCCGTCGTGCTTCCGGGGGCGTTCTTTTCGATGCATAGGTACGGCTGGCCATGCCACGACGCTGCTGCGGCTACCCGCGCCCCGGTTCCCGAGTACGCGGCGGTGGCGGAATCGCCGATGAGATCGTAGACGAGGTCGGGCAGGAGAGGGCGCGGAATCGCGGTTGCCGTCCGATACGGAAGCGCCACATGCAGATCGTTCCCAATGACGTAGAGGCCCACAGACGCCGAGTCGACGGTGACGTAGAGCCGCAACTGGTCGCGGGCCTTGAACCCACCGCCGGTCGTCAAGTCAATGTTGTTGGCGACACGGAAGGCAATCGGATCCACGGCTTCGGGCGTGCGCCGAAGATCGAGTCCGGTGAACCCGACCAGCGTCTTGTTGGCTTGTCGCCGTCGAGCCATCAGGGTTTCGCTGTCGCGGCAGCCTGCAACGCCTTGAAATCGGTGATCTTCTGGTCCTGCACGACCGCAGCCACCGCCGCAAGCTGGGCAGCATTGACCTGATCGCTGACGATCGTGGCGGCGGTCTTGCCCGTGGCGATCACGGCCTCGAACTGCTCTACCGACATTTCCACCCATGGAGCGGTAGGAGCATGCGCGTCATCCTCGACTTCCCGAACCTTCGCCGGCCAGGCGCCATCATATCCCTCCGGGTTCGCCGCGTCTTTGTAGAGAAGAACGTTGAGTTTCATGGTGGTGTCTCCTACGGCCCATGCACGAGGGCGGTGGTGAGTTCGTACTTGTAGCCTTGGTAGCGCAGGTAGACGTTCCGGTAGTTCGTCCCAGCCGATTTGATCGCCATGGCGTGGCCAGCAGTCACAAGCCGGTTCGCCGCCGTGATATTCGTCGTGATGTCGGCAACCTGATTTCCATTGACGTAGAAGTAGGCATGCGACCGATCCGCGAGCACCTTGATGGTGAGCGCGTAATCGGTCTGCGCTGCCACCGCCACCCCGGAGTCGGCTGTCGTCTCGGTGCCATTGTTCCGGCACACGCAGGTGAAGTGCCCGGAGTTCTCCGTGTAATCGAGGCGGAAGTAGACACCATCGGTCGGGACACCCGACACGCTGGCCATCGGACCCCAGCGCACAATGAAGGTGTCGACTGCGTCGGGGAGCGCGTAGATATGCGTCAGAACGCGGTATTCGTAGGCCCCGTACCCAAAGTACATATTCGACGGGCCATTGGTGGTATCTGTGAAGAACCCCGACGCCGCCCTTCCGGTCGTCGCGGTGCCCATGTTCAGCTCGGCACCGCCGATGTACCACGTCGCGGGGCGGACGTTGTCGAAGATGCACCGCACCGATGCGTTCGCGCCGCTGGCGCTTGTGCCGCAATTACTTCCCGAGGAATTGAATCCGCCCGTGTAGTCCTCCCACCGTTCCGGGCAGTGCTTGTAATCCGTCCAAGTACCCGCATCAGACCGACGGGCGAAGGTGTTGAGGTCGGCGAATGACCACCGACGAGCGGCGCTGATGACCGGGGCCGGAGACAGCGCCAGGGTGAAGTTTCCGGTGGCCGCGTTATTGTCGAGCGCGATGCCGGCAGTGCTGTCCCCCTTGGATTGGACGATGCCGATACCGTCGATATTTCCCGCCGTCGTGTAGCCACTGACAGTGCTAGTGCCAACCAGCAGGTTCCCGTTTCGTAGCGTCATCCAATTTGCTGGGGTGACGCTGCCATCGGGAGTGCCCGCCCACACATGGTAGAGGTCGTTATTGGTTCCGCTCCATGTGTTGGCGTTATAGATGTTATAGTAGCCTCTAGCCCCGGTAATGGCGTTCCCGTCGTGCCCGTAGAATGCCGCCTCGAAAAACGAGGTAGACGCCGCCGTCGCGGCCGGGGTCGCCCGGGTTCCACCGGCGGCCACTGTTTGCAGGAGAAATGCGGTGGTGTTCCCGAACGCCGCGCTCCCGATCTTCACTTGACCGCTGTCGGCCCCGATGATTTGCAGGAGATTGCCCTTGCTGGAGGACGCGGGCATCGCCCCCGATCCGAGGTCAATCAGTACCATTCCGCTTGAGACGGCAAGCCCTGCGGAACTGCCGATTACCCCACTCGCGCTGAACACGCCCACCTGGCCGGCGACACCGACAACCCCGCTGGTCGGAACGGCCCCCACATCGGCGGCGGTTGCGCCCGATTTGCTGATCTTGGCCCAAGCGATGTCTGCCCCCGTGAGCACGTCCGCGTCGACGATCAGGGACGCCGCCGCATTCTGGACGCCGCTGACCGTATGCGGAATGCCGGTGCCGGTAGCCTGGCGCGGGAAATTGGTGCTGATCCAGCCGTCATCAATGGTCGTCGCGCCGCTGGTCGTCAAGGGGACACTACTGGCTGTCGGGGTGGTGGTTGCCGCCGCCGAGGCAAGAGCGCCCACATCACCCGGAACCGCGCCCGTCTTGTTGATCTTGGTCCAGTCGATGTTGGCGCCAGAATGGACATCAACATTCACGATCAGCGAAGCGGCGGCATCCTGCGCGCCGGAGACGATGTGCGGAATGCCTGTCCCTGTTGCCACCCGGGAAATGTCGGTTCCGATCCATCCGCTGTCGATGGTCGTGCTACCAGAAGCGGTCAGTGGGATTGACGATGCCGTGGGGGTCGCGGTCGCAGATGCGGGGTTCTGCACCACGGTGACACCGCTATTCAACGTAGCGACACCAGACGCCACGCCTTCCAGCGCGGTATCAATCGCCCCCACATCGGCGGCTGTTGCTCCTGATTTGCTGATCTTCGCCCACGCGATGTCCGCTCCCGTGAGCACATCCGCATCCACGATGAGCGAGGATGCCGCCTCCTGCACGCCGCTGATGACATGCGGAATACCCGTTCCTGACGGTTGCCGGGCGAAGTTGGCGCTGATCCAGCCATCGTCGAGAGTGACGGCGCCGCTGGCGGTCAGCGGTATGCTGCTCGCTGTCGGCGTTGCTGTGGCGGATGCGGGGTTCTGCACCACCGTGGTACCGCTATTGAGGGTCGCCACGCCGGACGCAACGCCTTCGAGCGCCGTGTCGATGGCGCCCACGTCGGCAGCGGTCGCGCCGGATTTATTGATCTTCGCCCAGTCGATGTCGGCGCCGGTGATGATGTCAGCGTTGACAATGAGCGTTGCCGCCGCCTCCTGGACTCCACTGATGACATGCGGGAGTCCGGTGCCGGTCGCCTGTCGGGCAAAGTTGGCGCTGATCCAGCCGTCATCAATGGTGCTTGCCCCGCTCGTGGTGAGAGGGATCGACGACACCGCCGGGGTGGTGGTCGCGCTCGCCGGATTCTGCACCACGGTGGCGCCGCTGTTCAGCGTGGCAAATCCAGAGGCGACTCCTGACGGCACGTTGGCCAGGCTGGACCAATCGTTGACCGTGATGTCGCGGTTCGGGAAGGTCGCCGTGAAACTGCCGCTGAGAGTCTCTGGCGTCAGCGACAGGATGTTGCTGGTCGTTCCGCCGGACAATCCGACAAGCTGGATCGAGTCCGCACCAGACGACTTCTGCGCGAGCACCGCGTTCTCGGCAACGAAGACTCCGTCTCCGGCCGTGCCGCCAACGACGAGATTGGACCCCACCGACACGCTACCATCATCGTGGACGGCCATACGAGGAACCGAGGTTGCCGTTCCGCGTTTGGTGATGTAAAACCATTGCTCCGTGGCGTTGTCCGCTGCGGTCCAGTCGTTGCTGGCCAGTCCCTGGATGGCTACCCGCGAGGTCGTGAATCCTGATCCATTGTAACCGCGACCAACGAGGTTGACGAGTGTGTTGCCCGACAGTACGGCTGAAGGGGTTGCCTGTGTTCCGGCCGCCCGCCGACCAACAAAGGAGGGCATGCCGGCGTAGGCGTCGATTACCTGCGCCACTGCCGCGCCATCTTCGCCAACAAGATGGATGCCGTTGGTCGGAGTCGCCGTCGCCGCCGTCGCGTTCAGATTGACGATGGTGCCGCCACTGTTTTCGCTGACATAGGCGCTGTTGCCGATGGTGGTCGCCGCATCGAAAATCACATGGAATCCGCTCGTACCACCACCGGCTACCGTGCCCGAGGCAGTTGGGGGCACGATCCACGTCCCATCTTCGCGAAGGAACTTCGTGTTCCCCGAAGTCGCGCCCGGATCCGGCACAAGACCGGTTGCATGGGTGGGGCCGGAGCCGATCATCGTGGACATCCACCCGGTATCGAGAGTGGTCGACCCCGAGGTGGTCATGGGGATGGACGACACCGCCGGCGTCACTGTAGCGATAGCGGGGTTCTGGTTGACGTTGCCCAGGTTGTCGAGCGTAGCCACGCCGCACGTCACGCCGAGCCAAGCCGTCGGGATCGCTCCCACATCGAGGGCCGATGACCCGGTTTTGCTGATCTTCGTCCACAGGATGTTCGCGCCACTCGCCACGTCGGCGTCGACGATCAGGGATGCCGCTGCATCCTGCACGCCACTGACCACATGAGGGATGCCAGTGCCGGTGGGTTGACGCGGAATATTCGTGCTGATCCACCCATCATCAATGGTCACTGCGCCGGACGTGGTGAGCGGGATGCTCGACGCTGTGGGAGTAGTGAGGGCGTTGGCCGGGTTCTGAACGACGGTCGCTCCGCTGTTCAGAGTCGCCACGCCGGAAGCCACACCGAGGAGTACCGTATCCACAGCGCCGACATCCGCCGCCGTGGCGCCTGACTTGTTGATTTTATCCCAGGCGATGTCTGCGCCCGTCAGCACGTCGGCATTCACGATGAGCGATGCCGCAGCTGCCTGTACGCCGCTGACCACATGGGGCAGACCGGAGCCGGTCGGAGTCGCGGCCGTGCCGAGCGCGGCGAGTTGCGCGGCAGCGTTCGCCGCCTCCGCGAGGATCGCGCCGGCCGGCGTCATCGTCAGGTTCTTGTTCGTATACGGCCCGCTCCCTTGCAGGACAGGGACCTTACCCCCGGTGGAAACCGTTGCGGCCGGGTAGGATGAGAGCTTAGACATGATTACTCCTGCTGGAGAACAACGAGGGATTCATCAAAGAGTGCAAGACCGGACTCATCGAGTAAGTCCAGAACCACCGGCGGGATCGGTCCTCCACCAGAGACTCCTGGCGTCTGCACCAACCCGAACACTTCGATGAGAAGGCGAAACATGGCTCACCAGTAGATGACGGCGAGGGCGGTCACGGCCGAGCCCGAAGCGGAACGAACGTAGGAATCCAGGTCGAGGTCGGCCGGCTCGTAGTAGAGGTCGATGTCCGCAACAGCCTGCCCGTGCGTCGTGTAATCGGACGCTTGGATCGCCACGCCCGGCATAGGGTTGGCCACCACGAATCCGAGCAGCCGAGGCGGGATCTTGAACCCGATGATGGCGTCGGTCTGGTCCTGCGTCAGGCCCGCCGCGATGAACAGCGCCCGGAAGGTGCTGCCAAGGCCGGTGTTGTCCGGGATGGTGATGGCCCGGCGCATCGGCGTGTTGCCGACCTGCTGCGCCATGAGGGCCTTGTATTTCTGCATAGCCATGGGGTTTCCTTACCAAGTGCCGGGTGGATTCCACTCGGGCGTGTAGGGTGAAGCGCGGGGATGGGTCCAGTACGCCGGGCCGGCGAGCGTGCGCGAGGCGATGGGGAACTTCTGCGAGGGGCCTTGATTGACGCGCATCCGCTGCAAGTACCGCTCGTGGTCCATGCGGGCCAGATTGGAATCCCCGCCGATGCCCATCTGCTCACGGAGCTTGATGGCCGCCCGTTGGATCAGACATTCCCCGTCCACCGCGCAGCGGTCTGTCTCGGAAATCAGGCTGTTCGGCGACATCGTGTAGTCGAGAATCATCGACACCCACGTCGAATCCGGCGCCGGCAGGAACTTGATGTTGCTGTCCATGATCCACCAGAACCGAGGGCGGTTCGGGGTCTGATAGGTGTTGCGGTAATCCACCATGTCGTCGTACGTCGGCTGATGGTATTTGCCTTTGTTGTCAATCAGCGTCAGCACACACAGACCGGCGATGTCCATGTCGTCCGGGATGTCGTAGTCGGTCTGATTGGCGATCAACGCATAGGTGCGCCTCACTCGCAGGCGCACCCATTCCGTTTCGTAGTACAACTCGCGCTGCGACTGGCGCAGCAACTCGTCGATGAGCGGAGCCATCGTGCCCGCAAGAGCGCCGGTCGACCCGGCGCCCGAGCGGATGATGACCGTGTTACGCAGATCGACGAGTGTCGGTTGCAGCGGCAGAGACATGGGTCTTCGCCTTTGGTGCGGAGGAGGTGACGAATGTCTTGGCCTTGTCGATGAGGCTGTTGGCGGCGAGCGGCTCCATGCCGCGCACTGCCATCAGGTCCACGACATCCAGCTGGGCGAGCTTGGCCATGTGGTTGATGCCGTACTCCTGGAGGCGGATGGCGGTGTCGGCATCCACCCCGGCGTCGAGGAACGACTGGTCCGCCACGGGGGCCGGACGCTCCTTGATCTCGCGGACCCGGTCGAGGTCCTTTTCGATGGCGACCTTGATGGCCGCTCGCAGGGAGTCCTTGGTCGGGTAAATCTGGTTGACGACGGGCTGCTTGAACAAGGCGCAGAGCAGGTTGTATTCGGCGTCGACGGATTCGATTTCATGGTAGCGTGCCGAAGGGTGCGCGTCGGCGGACAGCGGCGTCACCTTGACCCCCTCGCCATTGGCCAGGCGAGACGACCAGACAAGCGAGTAGAGAGGCCCGTAGTATTCGGGCTGGATTTTCACCGAACCGGCGTTATTCGCCGCGCTGATGACGATTTCTGAGTTGGGGATGAGCATGTGGAGTCTCCTGTACCCTTACTCTACAAACCTCCCCGCTCCGGGCAAGCCCGGAGCGGGTCGGAAAACGCCGGTACAGGAAGACGGCGTTTTTAGGATGCGATGTTCACGATCGCGTTGGCGTTCACGATCAGGGGCAGCAAGTTCATCTTGCTGTCCAGGGACAGGCGGGTGACGCGCAGGTCGCCCTCGTCCGGCGGGGCCGAGAAGAACTTCTTCTTGTTCGGCGCGTAGGCCATCTTCCAGGACTTGGCGTTCATCAGGTACATGCGCCGGGTCCAGGGCAGGCTGGGCGCATCCGCCGCGTCGAGGATCTCGAACGTGGGGTTGTGCACGATGGGGATTCCCTCGAAGTGCAGGCCGGTGTCGGGGATGCCGATGTCGACCTGGCGCTTGCCGTCCGAAAGCTGGGTCCAGAACTGGATGTTGTTGTTCTGCGCGAACTGGACGTAGCGGTCGATGGCGCCCGCGCCAGCCATGATGTAGTCGACTCCGCCACCGACGCGCCCGCGAGCACGCAGGTTGGCCTCACGGCGAGCGGTGATGAGCGCCTGCCGCAGGGTGCCGGTCGTCGCGTAGGTCGCGCCGACGAAGCAGTAGTGCTGCAACTGCTCGGGGAAGCTGAGACGCGCACGACCGCCGATGGAACCGGCCGAGACGTAGCCGGTGGCGGCGCCGTTCGGGAGATAGCCGTCCAGGCCCTGGGGCAGCTTGGGGTCGGTGGAGTTGTCGCGCAGGAGCAGCTTGTCCGATTCCACGTCGAACTTGTCCATCATCGCTTCGATGGTTTCCTCGACGTAGTTCACGAGACGGTACGCCTCGGACTCGCTGTCGGGCTTGGCGAAGTTCTTGCCCCGGGGCTGGTTCGGGAGAACCACGTAGCCCATGGCTTCGATGTCGTCGTGGACGAGTTGGTTGCCCTGGTGCACGTTGGCCCAGGGGAACTTGAGGTCCAGTTCGATGTTCGACTCACCGAACGCGAGGATGTCCTTGCGTTCCCAGCCCTGGAGGGTCAGACCGCAGTCGGTCTTGTACTTGACCACGACGCCATCGGCGCCTGCCAAGGGGGCGGTGTCCTCGTTCCGCATCAGGAACGACCACCACGGCATCGCCTTGCGGTCGACGACGTAGGGTTGCCGGCGGTTGTAGACGCCGCTGTAGACGGAATAGGCGATCTTCTGGAGCGCCTCGGGAGTGAAGGCCGTGGTCATGGTGGTTCTCCTTGGTGAGCCCCAAGGTCCATGACGAGTACCCGGAGCAGGTTAGAGTTTGCCGCTCATCAGGTCCCGGACGATGTCCGACTTATAGTCGGTGTTGGTCGTCGAGGTGGTGCTTCCGGCCGAAGGCTTGAGCGAGGGACCAGTGGATACCGGGGCCTTCGCTGGAGGAGCCGCCCGACTGGCTTGGTGCTTGCGGACGATCTCCTCGTAGGTGGACAGCCAGCGGATCGGCGGGATGTTCGCGTACCGGTCGCGGATCTCCGCGAGGATGGCCGGTTCGATGTCCTTCCAGTTTGGGACCTTCGCCTTGTACTGCTGTTCGAGCGCGGCGACTTCCTTGTAGGCTTCGACGGCAACCGGGTCCGCGAACAACTGCTGCTGCGGCTGGGGGACTTGATGGGTGGCGATATGGGGTTGGGAAGGAGCGGGGGCCGGGGGCGCCATCTGCGCGGCGAGGTCTTTGGCGAGCTTGCGGGCGGCGACCTCGGTGATGTCCAGGCTGTCGACCAAGGGCTTGAACCGCTCGGTGTACAGCTTTTCCTCGGGAGCGATCACAGGGGCCGGGGGCGCGACAGGGGCAGGAGCAGGGGGCGCGGGCGGCCGGAACCGCTGAAGGAGCCCGTCGAGTTCTTGCGCCGCCGTCATGTCGCCACGATTGAGTCTCGCGGCCAGGCCCACCCAGGTTGCCATCTGCTCCGGCTGGATGCCGGCGTCGACGCCCATTTTTGTCACCAGTCGACCGAAGTTCGCGTCCTCTTTCGCTTTCTTGTACTTCCCTCGGAGGGAGACGAAGGCGTGCTTGGCCCGGTCGTCCGCGTCGTCCGGCAACTCCGGTTCGGCGTCCTCGTCCGTGGCGGCGACAGGTTCCGCTTTCGCGGGTTCTGCCGGGGGCGGTTCGGTTGGCTTGTCCTCGGCCTTGGGCTGCTCCGGCGGGGGCGGCTTGGCGGGCTCGGGGGCGGGAGGTTCAGCGGCGGGTTCCCCCGTCAGCATCTCCCGGACGATGGCTTCCTTGTACGAGTCATCCTTCGGCTTCTCTTGCTCGGCGGGCGGGGCCGGATCTATCGCGCCCTGAGGAGTTGAAGGTGTTTCGGGTACGGGAATCTTAGGGTCGTCGGTGGTCATGGTACTGCGTCCTCCTGTGAACGCAAGTGGTTGTTCGCTAACTTAGGCTGGAGTGCCGGGGGCTGGCCCCATCTGGTTGTAGGGGGAGTTGGGGATGTTGCCGAGGCTGGGGCCGCCGGGGCCGCCGCGATCCATCATGGGGGGCGCACCGCCGTCCGGGCCGGCACCTTCGCCGGGCTTCGCCGGGGGCGGGCCGCCCATCGGGGTGCCGCCCATCGGCGGGGGCATGAAGCCGATGAACTCGCGGAAGTCCTTGCGGACATCCATGGCGTCGAGCAGTTCGCGCAGCACAGCCGGCCCATTGACCGGCAGCCCCAAGGACTGCGCGATGCCGGCGAAGCTGGTCCACGTTTGCATGAGCTTGTCGCGGTCGGGCTTCCCGTTCATGCCGCCCTTGATCTCGACGCGCAGCCGGGTGTAGAGTTCCTCGGTGGTGACGCTCGGCCACACCGCCATCGGCCCGGCAACCTGCTTGATGTAGGATTCGGGAAACACCTTGAGGCCGATCTCGAGCATGTACCACATGATGTCTTCGATCACGCGGACGGCGATGGTTCGGCGACGGTTGGTGCCGGCCTCGAAGCCCTTTTGCGCGATAGCGTCCTGGGTCGCCGTCACCCCCGAGCCGGTTCCGCCCGAGGCCGCCATCGGGATCCCGGCCATCAGCTGCATGTCGAACACCGCCAGGTTGGTATTGAACAACGAGGGGTTGTAGGGAACCGGCGTGGTTTCCTTGAGGTACTTGGCCAACTCATCCGCCCGCTCGACTTCGATCACCTCGAACGGTCGGCGGTTGCGGTAGTTGTCCTTCTCCTGGTCGGTGAGCACGTTCTTGCCGACGAACAGCGTCGGGTACGCGGCCCGCCGCGCTTCGCGGTCGTGCGTGCGGATCGTGTTCACCTCATCTTGCAGCGAGCGGAGGAGCTTCACGTCCGAGAGCGGCAGCACCTGTCCCGTCACCCGGTTGTAGTAGAGCAGGAAGAACGGATGCCACCGCTTGCCGACCGCCTGCGGCACGTCGTTGTACACGAAGCGGCGCATGCCGTGGACGAAGCCGTAGCGCCGTCCGCTGCGTCGATCCCACATTTCCCACACGGCCACGCGCTCGTTGCGCTGCGAGCTTTCGATGTCGGGGTTGCGCCGGCCGGGCTCCTCGTCGAGGTAGTTGCGCTGGGTGTAAAGCCCGCGCTCGTCGAGCAACCGGGCACCGTTGATGTCCTTCTTCGGGATGCCGAACTCCGCCGCCACCTCGTCCGGGCTCATGTAGACCCGGTGCGCCAGCCAGGCCGACGCCGGCATGTCCTCGGGGCGGGTGATGTCGGTCCACGACCAGCGGAAGTCTTCGGGCAGAATCTGCGTGATCTCGAACCCCCGGTAATGCGGGAGTTCGGGGAGCCCGCGCAGTTCCACGGGCTCCTGCCCCTGGATGATCGCCACACGCTTCTGCTCACGGGGGTCCATCGGGTTGGGCACCAATACCACTGCCCCCGTCATCGGGTCCGTTACCGGCACCAATTCCACCTGCGCGGCGGCCACCTGCTCCGCAATCTGGCCAGCGATGAACGTGCGCACCGTCTTTTCCAGGTCGCGCATCTCCTGGTACATCGGCTCGCCGTCGGAGAACCGGCCCATGGCATAGTCGCGTTTGAACTGCTCCCAGCGGGCCACCTTGTCGGTCAGATCCTTGAACCGGGGCTTGCCGATGGGGTCCTTGTAGAAATCTTCGTAGAGCGTCACCTTGAGGATCGCCCACGGGTTCGTGGAGGCGTCTTGCATCGCCCCCTCGAACTGCTCGCTGATCTTCATCTGCTTGAGCCAGAAATCCAAGACGATCTCGGCCGTCTCAGCGAAGGCCGCGTCCTGCGGGTCGACGAATCCGCCGGCCTTGCGGGCCGGCTGGATCGCCGGGGCGATGTCGGTGAGCCCGGCGTGCGCCATCGCGGTGTACTGGAGCCGGAGAACGTGGTTGACCGCCACGGTGTCCTGGGTTTCCAGGAGCATGCAGTCTTCCGACACGTACTTGCGGTCGGATTCCATTTCCCGGTACAGGTGGATGAGGAATTGCGGCGCCTGCACCCACGACATGAATTTGGCAACCAGCGCCGCCTCGGCGTCCGCGAGCGGGTGGACGACCCCGTCCTCGCGGGTGTTCTGCGAGTCCTTCCCCCACTCCGCAGTGGTCAGGGCGCGGACATCGTCCGTGGGCGCCGTGGGGCCGCCGTCGAACCCGGTGACATTCTGCGTTGAGGGGATCATGTCATGCCTTCGGTTTCGGGATAACATCCGTCGGGGTATTCGCAGTGTCTACCGCATCCGGGCCCGCCGACTTCCCACCCATAAACCAGTCGCGCACGTCGTTACGGTGAGCGACACCAATTGCCAGCACGGAAGCGATACCCGCCACGTACACCACCCACATGTGTTGACTGCACCAGTAGAGGGCTGACCCGGTGGCGAAGAACCCGGCGCCGAGGCTGAGTGCGAGTTTCCAGATGTTGCCGAAGCCGAGGAAATCCGCAATGACTCCGGCGCACATGCCGATGGCGATTCGAGCCGCCAAGCCCACACCGAAGGCAATACCGCCGCCGACGACGAACTTGATCCCGAGCGATTCGTATACGTCTCCCAGGCTGGCCGGCTCGGGTCCAGGGCCTGGGAGGTCGAGAGGGCGGGCCTCCCCGCAACCCGTGAGCGCCACGATGGTGGCGAACGCCGCGATGGCGACCCACACCGCCGTCACCGCAAGTGCGACCCTATCGAGGTGCTTGGAGTCGGTCGTGCATTTCATTGATGATCCTTTCCTGGCGAATGATGATATGTTTGAGTTCCCCGAGGTACTTACGGAAAAATGTCTCGCACTTGAAGGCCCCCTTGATCCGGCATTCGTCGAGACAATGGATGCTGTCGTCTTCCATCTCCCGCAAGAACTTCTCGTGATTCATGGGGTCGATCCTCATGCCGAAGCCCGAATCGTGTACTTGCATTGCTGTCGCAAATCCACGATCTCCCTGGTGAGGGTACCGATGCAGGTGCCGACTTCGCGGAACGTCTCCGTGTTCTTCACCACCACCTCTGATTGAATGCGGACCAGTTCCTTGAGGTCTTTGGTCCGGGCGTCTTCGAGAGCGCGGATGCGCTGGATGGCGTCCACGTACCCCTTCATTATCGCACGGGTGAGAAATGCAATGGCGGCGGCCAATCCCAGCACCACCGGAGTGACGAGCGCGATGTCGACTGTGATGCCGGTCATTGGTTACTCCGCGTCGAGTTTGTTGGCGAGGGCAGCGAGGGCCGCAGTCAAGGACGCTTGCATCGCGGCTATGTTGATCGGTTGAGCCGTCGCGGTCGCCGCCGACAGCAGGAGCAGACGATGGGCCGCCAATGCCTTGGCCACCGCCTGGGTGGGATCCGCCGTTGCCACTGGTTTTCCGTTCGCCCCGATCGCGTAGCTCGTCCCCATGACCACATCGAGGAACGGCACCGAGGCTTCTTCGCCCACCGCAGCAAAAGTGAACCGGTCGGGACCGGAGACGCCCGCGACAATTCCGTCAGGTGTGTCGCCCGACGCGCACACCACCCATGCCGTCGCTGTTCGACGGATGAACTGGTACGGGGTGAGCCCGTGTTTCTTGGCAATAATGTCCCGCATGGTTTCCCGCCGGCGAGTCTATCACCGGCGGGTTCCCATTCAACCCGTGACCGCTTACCGGTTGACCGGCATCAGTTCCGTGGCCGCCGCAGCCGCCATGAAGTCCTTCACCTTGATCGCGGCGGTGACATCCGCCGACAGGGTGGTGATCGTGGTGATGGTGGTCGGAACGATGAGTTCCAGCATCCGGCCGGCGGCCGGGGCCGCGCCGAAGTCGATGGAGTACACCGGGCCGGTCGCGGACAGCACGCGCCACTGCGGCTGCGTGGAGGTGTCCTCGGCGGTGAAGGTGCTCGGGCTCACGTCGCCCGCCACGCGCTCCAACACCAGCTGGTTCTCGCTGTCCAGACGATCCGGGTACATGCAGACGATGGCGTCGAGCACGTTCGCCTGGGTGAGCGCACCGGTGCCGTGGTACTGGGTGGCGGTGATGATGCTGGGCAGATCGGTGCCAATGACCCAGTTGGTCTTGACGCCGTCGGCGATGAAGCGCACGACCTGGGTGGCCGCGAGCACGCCGGGGTGGTTGACGCCGTAGAGGGCGCCGCCGGCCACGCTGCGGGCGTGGACGCGGTCATCCGACGCGAACGACCGGATGCGCTTGCCGCCGAAAACGCGGGTCGCACCGGAGGCGGGGAGGATGGCCACCAGCTTGGGGAGGCCGAGATTGAAGTCGAGAGCGCCGGCGGTCATGGGAGACTCCTTGCGGCTGTGCCGCGAATGGGTACAGGGGCATCCCCGGCTAGGGCGCTCCCCGTCGGTACGTTAGCCCCCTTTGCTGCGATGCAAGGAATATTTACGGAGCCGCGCCGGCGAGCGAATCCGGCCCCGAGGCCGGTACCCGGGATTGAGGTAGTCACTGTGCGGCCCGTTGCGGATCTCGTCGCGCAACCAGCGGCGGTACAGGCGATTTATGCCCCGTTGGTAGGTGCTCATCTGCTGCTCCGTGTCCCACCTCGACGGTGAGCCTATAGGGGTTGACGGGGTCCTCCGCCATGCTGGCCAGGTCGCGGCGGATGTCATGCGAGAATTGCGCGACGTACTTTCCCATCCGCGTCTGGTAGATGGTCCAATACTTGAGTTTTGCGTAATCTCGCTCGGAGAATTGGATCCAATGGCTCGGCCGGTTGCGGACGGGCTTCGAGTTGGCCGGAAGGTAAACGGCCTTCATCGCAGCCCCGGAAGCCTGGTCTTCTTCGTCCGCTTCTCCAAGGGAGAACCGTTGAGCCTCGTGACCCGGCATTCGTTCGTCACGAGGTTGAAGTTTTTCGCCTCGCGCTCTAGGCGCTCCCAGGTCCACGCCAGCCGGCCATTCTCGTCGTAGATGGCATCCGGGGGAGCCGGGGGGAGGGGCGGGGACGGCTTCACCACATCGGATTCGAGGGCGAGCCCCCCGTTGGCGAGCATATCCACTGCATCGTCGGTTCCGTCGGCCTCGGGCATAAACTGCAAGAGTTGGGGGACGAGCACCGTTCGCACAAACTCGGTATCGGGGAAATAGACGCAACCGGCTTCAATCCGTCCCCGGATGGCGTGCGCGTGAACATGCTTCGCGGCGGTT